ACAAATGTAATAAACGCCATTTTCAACACGATTTATGACTTAAAAAATAAATGGTTACCTATTGACGCAACCAATCTCATTGCACCGGCCGCTACCCAAGTTGGCTGTTTTATTGCGTTTTTGCCTTTATGGGCATAATAATGATCGACCCCCGCCATTGCATCCCCTTTCAATCGGTCTTCTTCTGTCGTCATTGCCGCTTTGATACACTCTTCAAAAGCACTGTAATCATCTATGACAGGCCTTTTCCCACCATTCGCCCATGAAAATTGATATGGTTGTAGAACAACTTCTTTGATAGACTTTTTTTTACTTTTTGCGCGATTAAAAACTACGTGGCAGATAGCGATTTTACCTTCAATAATTTCGCCGCGTGCTTCGTGGTAGGCGTTTACGGATAGCCAAAATAAATCTTCAGTTGTCATCTTTCCCCGCTCCTCTCAAGAGGATCTCATCAATTCGCTCATGGAGCCGATCGAGTTTCCCGTCGATTTTTGCAGCCACTTCCGAGTGAGATTTTTCAACACTTGTCAGTCGCGCATCGACGCCGTTTATTTTTGACGCGACCGCCCACGTTGCCGTTACTATGCCACCCACAAACGCAGCCAGGATGCCCGCTATTTTCGCGGCAATAGATAAACCCTCTGACGCAGCCTTTGCAGACTCAGGGTCAATTGGCATGGTCATGCTCCCACGTTCCTTTCGACGAGTGCGCTATTGACTCCCTTGCCGGTGATAACCGCCGCAACAAAAGCAATCACGCCCAATGGGATATCGACCATGGTTGAGGTTTTGATGCACACCACTCCCCACACAATCAGCACGCCGAACACAGTGACAACCATGGACAATCTTGAAGAGGATTTGTTCCCCTCGGAATTCTGCATGTATCCGTTCATTTCCCGTCCCCCATGGCGGAAGCCTGAGATGCCCCACTGTTCTGCGCGTCACCCTGCTGCGAAGCCGCTGCAGTTGCCGATACGGAAGCGCCCAATCGGGAATCGACAGTCTTGTCTTGCCCGGCTGTCGACGCGCATTCAAAGTGATTGTTGTTTCCGGTCACGGTGTACTCGTTTTTGATCGTGGTCCCGCAGCCCGCCATGCCAAGCGCCAACACCACCAATACGATTGCCTTTTTCATAACGCCCCCAGTTGCGCCCGCAGCGCCTCAATTTGAGATTCGACCCCCGCTAACCATCCGCCATCCACACCGAGAAGCGCCTCACGTATGCGGCGCGGCGTCTGCTGCGATTCGAGGACCAGGATTTGCCGTTTGATTTCTTCATCCGCAGTGGGCGGGTCCGGGGCTATTGCGACCGGACCCCCATCCGGTCCTGGGACGATTTCCTTATTCTGCCTTTCGGCGTCGAACAATTCGGCCTTGCGCTGATCTGTAATTTGCTGGGCGTCCGATGGTATGTCTTCACGGCCCTGTTTGTAAAAGCCGCGCGTCGATGGCGAATAAAGCCACATAATAATCGCCTCCATTAATTTATTATGCCGATGGCAAGATAACCGATGTACCGTGTCCCGCTATAGGTCGAATACGAGCCAGACTCGGCCCTCAAGGTGCACTGTGTCGCCGAGACAGCCACCACGCGCGCAAACACATCATCGCTGGCTGTCGAACTATTGATCATATAAGGGAGCACTACTGGGGTTGAGGAGAAGGCCTCCGGGAATGTCAGGGTGACGATTGTGTTGTAGGACATTTCGCCACTGATCCCCGTTTCAAACACAGTTTTTCCCGCCCTCTTGATGTTCGCGCCAGAAACAAGAGCGTAGGATAGCCCCAGAGGTGTGATCGCAGCAACATTCGAAAGCAGGCCTGACACTTCGCTTCCAAGGGCATATCTGGTAATGCCCGCGACTGATCCGCTTGACGCGGGGATAGATAAGCCATGGGCGTGGGAGTCGGCGGAAACAGAGTTGGTGGTAGTCAAGGAAACAGACTCCGGAGTGACCATATTAAGGATTAATACTCCTGGTAAATCGCCCCCTCCTGTCAGCCCATTACCCGCTACCACTGAGCCTGAATCAGGTAACGCGAGTGCGTGGGTGTGGGAGTCGGCTGTTGCGGCGTTTGAGGTTGCCGACGAGCAGGTCCCCGGGGTGCCCATGTTGAGCGTAACGTCGGCGGTTGCCGGCACGCCGCCGCCTGTCAGACCTGTCCCCGCGACAATGCTTCTTGTCTGGCCAGTCAACCAAATCCACGACACCCCGATAGACGCCGGGGTGGTGTTAAAATTGGTGGTGTTGTTGGCTAGGGCGTTCCGGTAGAGGTTTCCCCCGCCATTGTCCTGCAGGATCGTGCCAACAGGGTACCCGCCAATCTCTGTGCAAAGTGTCGCGTCGAACCGCGGGTACCCACCGGCAAGCAAAAAGCGGATATGCTGGGTGATGATATTCAGTATTCCGTTCATATCTAGGCCGTCCGGTGCGATACCGCCGTCGCCAATATCAATCATTGTGTCGGGGGGAAAACCTGTCTCAAAAGATGCTGCGCCATCCGTGATCCCGACTTGTGAGTATACGGGGATTGTGTTTTTATTGCCAGATTCAGCAAATGGTTTCAAAATGACTGGCGGGCGGGTTATAGGCATTGCTTTCTCCTTAAATCAAATACTGCGCGGTAAAACTCACGCCTGCAGGTTTTGGCATCACCCCTGAAACTTCGACGATAGCCACCTCAAACGCTTGCAATTTAAATTCAAACACAAATTTCATGGACATATCGCCCAGGTCCTGCACGTAACACCGGCCCCGGTCTGGAAATAATTTGTTCAAAATTCGATTCAAGGCAGGAATCGTTGTTGCGGAAATATTGGCCAGGGCCTTGGTTAAGATTAATTTCCTATACGAGGTATCCGATAAACTATAGGCCTGTAACGGATTTGCCCCGCTGTTTCTAAATGGCGCCACATTGAACGGCTCGAAACTCTCTAATGGGGTATTGAAGCCAAAATTATATGCAAATGGGGTAATTTGCAAGCTTCTTTTTACGCCTACAATTTTTCCCCAAATATCCAAGCCCCAAGATTCTGCAGTATTGACATTCCAAACAAAATCATAGAATGCTTGTATGTCGGCTCGTGGATCAATATATTCATTCATATTTTCAATCAACGCGCAAATAGTAGGACTGTTTGCAAATTGGCTAGTAATGGTTTTTTCATAATCGATCATATCTTCGCCACCACTATATCTGATGAACTGATAGTTGGCTGTTGATCAACCCCAAAAGTAAATTGATTAAGCGTGGCGGTTGTGTGCCCCAGTAATATTTCAATAATTGAAACAAAAGGGGAGGTCAAAGCAACTGGCCCATAATACCTAGAGGCAAAAACGGTAGAGCCTATTCTTGCCCGTTGTCCACCATCTTCACCAGTAAAGGCCGAAATGATAGCAGCCTTGATTAAACCTTCGATGTTGCTAGGGAGAGAAGTATTGTCGACTATTGACACGTAAAATTTAAGCGCATAGGGGGTTGGCCTATGGAATTTAATTGTATACGTTGGATAAGGATATGCGTAATTTTCATCATCAGGAATTACAACGCTGGTATTCCCATTCATATTGCAACCAGCACCTTTCTTTTCTAAAATGGCCGCCCCAATATCAGCATCACTGCCCCCGATGACTGCGACGTAAATTGAATTTTTTACCAACGAATAACTGGTAGAACCGGCAGTTATCACCGTATCAGTATCATTTTCGAAACAATAAACGTCGAGCACACTATCCAGATTTGCAACCGCTGAATAAATTGATTCAAGTGTTCCGTGCGCCATCAAAGCGACGGAATTTCTTCGCCGGTATTCAAAATCGGCCCGGCTCTCAACAGCCCTCCCCAAAACGCCATCGGTGGGGTTGTTTATTGTATCCCACCCCGAATCTGCTTGATAAATATAAACCAAACTATTGGCTGGGCAAGGAATTGCCCCTGTCACGATGTTTTGGAAATTAAGACTTATGGCCCCACCTGAAGGTATCTCTCCACCATCAACGCAGACGTACACATTCCCGGAAAGATCGCTTGCTTTTGACCCCGCCGCAATCACTTTGCCAACTTCCCCAACACAATCGCAAGCGACAGTTGTCGGAAGAGCTACTTTACGGCTCAGGAAATAAATCGCCCCAATGGCGTCTTGCCATAACCCCGCTGAATAATCGGGATCGACTTGATTGGCGATATAGGCAATTTGCTCGTTTTTGTCGGCAATAATTTTTGCCAAACTTGTCGCGAGTTGACCTTGTGGGGTCTTGAGGCTTTGTTTTACACCGCCACCAAAAGCATCATCTATATCGGCAAAGGTCCCAGTCAAAAGCTCGCTTTCGCTGGGCAAAACCAAACCGGTGGAGGTAAATTGGATCGTTGGGACGTTGGCCATGTTATTTTTCCTTAGAAGGTGACCCCGTTTGCGTTCCCATCCACATCGATAAACTGGACTTGGCCTGAAAGTTGGCGGCCCTCGATGGATGTGATTATAATTTGCGCCTCTGCGACTTCTTTAACGCTGAGTGCGGCCGTTTTTAATCTTTCTCTGACCAGAGATAAGGGCGGCCATTGACCGAGAATTTCTGAAAAATAAGGAACCCCATCCCCAACGTCATAAACCAATTCCCCTTTAAAGGTTCGGCACGCACAAGCAACATCTTGAGCAATCGAATATGGCTCTGTGCAAACTGCAATATTCCCTTCGGCGTCAAGTACCAAATCCCAAACATCCAAGTCAAGCAACAATGATTTGCTCATTGCGGAACCCCCACTGTGCCGCCTTGCGGATCTGAATGAACATGGGTGCTGCTGATGTTGACGCCATTATTTTTCAAAGTTCCGGTGTGTTCCCATGCTCCGGAAGTTGTTATGGTAGGTGCAGAAAGACTGATGTTGCCGCTACTGTGAATAATAATATCCCCACCGTCTGTAAATTGGATGTAATTTGTTGGCAGGCCATTCAAAGCCCCGCCCAAATACATCCCATCGCTCATTGAAAATTGGGAAAAAGTATCCGGATTTGATCTTTTCCTAGTCTTCTTTACCTTGGCAATACTTCTCGAAGCAAAGCCGGCAATTCCAATATCACCAGGTTTTGGGTCGAGAATAATCGCGTTTGCTCCGCCTTGGAGCCTGGAATACGGCAGGTTGTATAAAGGTTTGTGTGGCTTGCCATTTCCCTCACCATCTATTTGGTTGACCAGCGGCTCAACATCAACAAATCCAACAGCGGATAATCCGCCGGCGTTGGTACAAGTGATGACCTTTACGAGAGTCATGGTCTGTAGCCTGGAAAGCATTTGTTTTATGATGAACGCCTGCGCTCCAAATTGGCCGGCGCTGTCCCCAGGGTTTTGATGGCCTTGATAGTTGGTTTCCATTAATCAACCCACTCAATTCGATAACACATAATTTGCGACATCCAACGTCCACCGGGCATTTCGCATTCCAACGAATGGGAAACCCTGTAAATGCTCCAAATCCCTTGAGCTGCCGTTAAAATACTCTCAACATCAACCCGTCCACCCAGAGCAAAATCTGGATTGAAAAGTGTCACTAAAATCAAGCCGGTCGATGAAAAAGCAGGATAACCAACCAAGCCGGTCTTTGAATTTACTTTAATCGGTTCGTCTTTTCTATACCCGTTTTTTGGCCAAATAGCTAGCTTTCCACGGTCAATGGTATAATAAATATTTGCGGCAGCCGCACATTCCTTTACTTGGGTGAAAGTCGAGCCGGAAAAATACGTTCCTTCAGGTAGAGTTTTATCAACCCCATTATTTTCAAATGCCTTACCCATTTCAGTGGCGAGTCCTTCCATAACCGAGGCGACTGAAACTGATTTTTGGTAACTTTTTGGTTCGGCTTGATTTACTGCGTCAAAGGCTGCAGATAAGGCAATTATGTTAAAAACAATTTCGGGAGCATCTTGAAAATCGCCAAAAGCCGACAGGATAACCCCTTCATAAACAGTTGATAAAGTCCCGCCGATATCCCCGGCAGAAATGCGAATTTGGTTGTTATTCAACTTTGCCGGCCGAATAGGACCAATGGCGGTCAACTCATTCATCACCGACAACGGCAACCCCCATACCTGTAAGTGGAGCTGCCCCTGAGCGTCTCCATTATAACTGACTATGTTTGCCGACATGCGCAAACCTTTGAGGGTCATTTCACTTTCGCCAGTCGCGCTAAACTTCCCTTCGGCAAGGGTGATGGTGGCTTGTACAGTCCTTTTTACAAAAGTCATGATCCTAACTCCGCTTGCGTAAAAAAGGCCAGTAAATAACGATCAGCAAGCCCAGTGTAGTCTGGGTCGCTTAACCCCTGCTTGTCGAAAAAAAGCAATTCCCCCGAAAAACCTAAATACGCATGTCTGACTAATTTTGTCCGATCCCGGCAAATCCGGCAAGTAATCACCGGAACCCCATTTTTTAAAAGATCAAAATAAAGGGCAAGATTTTTTTGGTAAACATTCACCCGGCAAGATTGCCCATCAAGCACGACCGAAACGGTTTGGGATGGGACTGATTGTAGTGGAATGATTTTCATGATTTTCTATCGACCTTAATGGCTTTTTTCCAAAGCCAATCAACAAACCAAGACAAAACAGGAACTATTGGATATGCCCACCATCTCAAACGGAAATTTATATACATTCTTTCGTCTTTCATAATATCGTCCACTCGGACCAGGCCGGAGTTGAATTATCTCCAGCAGTGGTTTTGTATGAAGAAGTTTGAATTTGTCCGCCAGACACCGCATCAAAAGCACTTGCGTCAGCGGGTACGACGGGGTTTTGTATTGTATTCGACCTGACTTCCAAAAACCATAAATCAACAATCAACATGGACGCCCCGCCATTTCTGGACTCCCTGCGATACGCATAATTTTGAAGGGTGGCGTTTAAATATGTTTTTTCCGGCGTGACCACAGAATAAAAATCAATGGAGTTCAGCATAGACGCGCATGATTCCAAAAATTGGCTTCTGGTAAATTCATCACCACTGATTGCCATTTTTATTTTGCAATCGTAAGGGGTGTTTACTTTGTTGTATGTCCCGAAACCACCTTCTTCAATTGGGTGGGTTGGAATGTTCGAGCCGTTTTTAAAATCGATCCCCAAGAAACTATCGGGAACCAGGGCCGGTAGGTCCCCCTGGTCATAAATACCCCAAATCGCTGTTCCAAAAACCAAACCCAAAAGCTGGGACGCGGCAGAAAGCGCCAAGCTCTCAACGGTAGGAACCGTAAAGCTACGGAGAAGCAACGGTACACCGGGTACATTTGGAATGTTTGGAAATTGTATAAGCGGCATCAGTTAAGCCCGGTATTTGCTTGTGCGGCCATGATATTGTTTATTTCCGAGGTAAAATCAGTTGCAATACCTTTTGTGTCGCTCGCTTGGGTTTGAATGGTGATCGGACCATGAAAATTCGTTTCTACGCTCTTTGTTTCTGTGTTGACGTTCCCCATGCCAGCCATTATTTTCGAGGCGTATTCCCTTGTTTCTTGAGGTCTTGCCTCCATCCCTTTCTTTCTTAGATTCCCGGGCCCCCAGTTATAAGCAGAAAGGGCCTTTTCGTAATCGCCACCATTTTGCTTGAGCAAATCCTGCAGATACCAAGCCGCGCCATTGGCCGACTCTTCAAGGTCGTTTGGATCTTTTACCCCCAGTGCTTTCGCGGTCCCAGGCATCAAGCCAAAGTGTCCTTGAGCGCCTTTGGGGGACAACATAGCCTTGCCTTTTGATGATTCGGCCTTCCACATCTCGAACAAAACCCCTGGCTTTAAGCCATTCTGTTTTTCAACAGCCGCGAAAAGGTTTTTAGCGGCAGCGTCAGAACTACTTTCGGCCAAAGGCCCCGTCTTATCTTTATAATAGTTGTAGAGCTCTTTTTCCTCTCCTTTGTTTGCTTCAGTTGCTGTTCCAAGAACTATTGCCCCTGCGCCGGCCAAAACCCCTACAGCCGCTGCGCCGGTTGCCCCGATAACCGTCAGGCTTTTTCCGATGGAAAACAACACCGCCGCAAGTTTGATAATATCGGAGCTGATTTTAAGCCCCACAAGCGCGATAATTACGTTTGACCAACCACCAACAGATTGAGCAGCTTTATCGGTCCAGGCGACAAACTTAGAAATGGCCACAAGGCTTTTATCAATCCACTGTTTGATGTCGTCTTTGTGCTCGACGACATAATCAGCAAGGGTAGTCAT